TAAACTGCTCTCGTATATCCATAATATCTTCGGCTGTACTTATATTGGAAATGCCTTGCTGTTTTAACCACTTTTCTAGTAGCTCTGTCATACCATTATAGTGATGGAACTCTAAGCTCTCTATACTACCACAAATAAAACATTCAGTACCTTTATCATACTTTGATTTTGCTTTATCTCTACAGTACTTGATTAGTTGTCTCTTTAATTCTGCCACTCGTTTTCCCACTCTGTAATTATATTGTACCCTAAGGATTTGATGTATTTTAGTCTTTTATTAGTTTCATCAAATAACTGTCCAAACGTTTTACTGCAGCTTTTATTATAATCGTCTGGATCGTAAACTTCAGGATTGCCATGCCAGTAATCACCTAAGAACTCATATACTGTATTAGTCTCGGGATCATATCCATCGACTTTATAGTTCTCTATAGGATACTGTCTTTCTGTAATACCTAAAGAATCTAACCACTCTTTTTCTTTCAAGGATTCTTTATGTAGTATAGGTTTGATGCCTAATTCTTTAAACCTACTGGACATCTCATGTTTATTATAGCCTAGATTCCTACTTATTTCTTTTAAAGTTTTTGTTTGGTTTTCTTTACTAAGCCATTCTTTATTGTATGATAAAGCTAAGTTTTCTTCTGTAATGTGGGACTGATTACAGTTAGGTTTTAAACCTGCTTTAATTATTGCGTTGTTCCAGGAGCCAAAACGATCTTTATAAGTAGTACTACAAGGCATTGAAGTACTTTTATCTATCTCAGATACTGTAGGCGTTTTACCCAAAACTACTGCAAACTGTTCTAATAACCTTATTAAGTGCACATCAGTGTGTGTTAGGATGTTAGATTTTAAACCTACCTCAACTAATGCGTTATTCCAAGACCCAAAACAGTTTTTATAAGTAGTACTGCAAGGCATTAAAGTATCATTATCTACTTCAGGTATTGTAGGCGTTTTACCTAAATATTCCGCAAAGTACCTTAACTCTTCTATTAGTAGTTCTTTAGTATACATTAGTTTTCCCACTCTGTAATTATATTGTATCCTAAAGACTTGATATGTTCTAGTCTTATATTAGTTTCATCAAATAACTGTCCAAACGTTTTACCTACTTTCTCATTGTAGTCGTCTGGATCGTAAACTTCAGGATTACCGTGCCAGTAATCACCTAAGAACTCGTATACTGTATTAGTCTCAGGATCGTATCCATCGACTTTATAGTTCGCTATCGGATACTGTCTTTCTGTAATACCTAAAGAATCTAACCACTCTTTTTCTTTCAATGATTCTTTATGTAGTATAGGTTTAATATCTAACTCTTTGAACCTGCTAGACATTCTATGTTTATTATACCCTAAATCATTACTTATTTCGTGTAAAGTTTTAGTCTCGTTTTCCTTACTAAGCCATTCTTTATTGTAAGATAGAGCTAAGTTTTCTTTACTAATATTCTTTGATTTACCATAACAGCCTTTAACTACTAAAGCACAAATGGAATTATAAGAACCAAAGTACCTTGCATATGTAGAAGCAGAGGGAGTACTTTTATCTAAGTTTAATTCTCGTACTGTAGGCACCTTTTTTAATTCTGTACAAAGGTTTTTAAATAAAGTAACTAGTTCTATTTTAGTATACTTTCTATGTTGTTTTAAATTATTATTAAGGCCTGCAGCTTCTAAAGCCTTATTCCAAGAACCAAACCTTTTCTCATATGTGGAAGTTGCAGGCATTAATTCATCTTGCTTAACTTCTCTCTGTGTGGGATTTTTATCTAAGTAACTCGAAAAATGCTGAAGCTCTTGTATCAAGAATTCATCTGTATATATCATTTTAAAATCCTAGTTTATAACGTCATTATACCAAAATACTCCTGAAATGTCAAGAGGTATTTTTCAGGGGTTCCAAAGAAAAACAGAGTTACCGGAATCAAAAAATCTATTAAAATTAGCATAATACATATTTTCAACCTCAGTCCATTTTGGTTCAAATTCTTCTAAAACGTTAGCTAATTTATGCTTTTGAAACTTTACCCTTGAGTACACTTTAAGCCCTTTAAAATACCAATAGTTAGGGCTACTATTATGTGTATGTGTAAAACCTAGCATACTATATAGGTTTCCAGTATTCCAACGTCTATCTGAATAAGATAAAATTCCTTTAGGTTTGTAGTTTCTTAAGAAGTACTTAAAGAGTTTGGAGGCGCCCCCAACTACACTTGATCCCATCCTATTTGCATATCTAATTAGTTCCCAGTCGGCTGCTCCACTATATCTGGATTTACCAAAAGTCATTACAGCCACTAAATCTTCTTCGTAATATAATCCCAGTTTAACTGAGGCTCCTACATACTTTTGAATATGATTAGTATTTAAAAACTCTTTAGACTCTGGCACCCCTAGTTCGGATACTGTACATTTTCTAGCATATATTCTATCAGACTTCCCTAACATATTCTTTATTCTTGAAAGTACTAATTCTCGCTGGTTTACCCACTCATGCTCAAATATATGAACTAATCTAATACCGAGCTTTTCTGCTGCTAGAGTCTTATTTAAATGGTAGTTTCTACCCTTCCCCTGTTTCTCACTATGCCAATACAATCCATTAAACTCTATACCTAACTTTAGCTCTGGGAGATATATATCTATTTCTTTACCTTCTAGAAGTCTTTGAGAGGTTAGTATTTCTCCTGAGTACAATATCTTAATTTCCGCTAGTAAGTCTAGTTCTTCTTGAGATACTTTAAGGGAGTTACTAGCTTTTAATCCTAATTCTTTAAATCTATCGGACATTCTATGTTTATTGAAACCAAGTTCCTCACTAATCTTTTGTAGAGGTTTTGTTTTATTTTGTTCTAATAACCATTCTTTATTATAAGATAGAGCTAAATTTTCTTCCGTAATATGTGATTGATTGCAATGTCTTTTTAGGTTTAAAGTACCTAGTAAATTATCATATCCACCGAATTTTTTATAAATAGTTTGACGACTAGGAGTTTTTAAGGATTTATTTACTTCCTCAGAAGTAGGTGTTCTACCTAGCTCATCTGCTAAACTTAGAACACCCTTTTTTATTTTTTCAATAGTCCAGGAAGTACTAAGACCTGCTTCTTTTAATGCATTATCCCAAGAACCGAACTCTTTGCGTATCTTTACATCACTAGGTAAGTACTCCACCTCTTTACATTCACGCACTTTTGGAGGTCTTCCGTGCTGTTTAAAAAACTTAGTTAGTCCTTCAATTATGTATTCTTTTGAAACAGAGGTATTAAACTTACTAACACTATAAGGTATTCCTGCTACTGAACAAACTTTATCCCAAGTGCCAAATCTATTAATATAAGTAGAGGCCCCCTTTAGATATTCAAATTCACTACATTCCTTTTGTTTGGGTGCTCTGTTATTCTCTTTATAAAACTTCTGTAAACTCTCAATTAACTCTTCTTCTGTGTATCTCATTTTTTACTCCTAAAACAGAAAAACCAACGGAAGCTCCTATAATTTTATCTGCAAGAATAAAGAAGTTATAAGCGGGGCTATCCATTGGTTTTTCTGTTACTTCTCAACTCTTGCAACTATATTATATCAAAAATAACCTAGATTGTCAAGTACTATTTTTTAGAAAGTTATTTCTGAGGCTACAAAAGTGTACAAAGCGTAACGTAAACTATCTGACATATGTGAAGCCATGTTGTGAACAGGTTTTTCAACTAGTAAATTTTTATTAGGGTTCCACTGATACTGGTCCAAAGCAGCTAAAGTCTCTTTACAGTGTTGCCCTACCATAAGACTGTCATTATCTACGATAGTAGCTACTGCAGCAATCCCATCAAGTACGCTCTTAGTTGCATTAGTAGTTGATATATCATACTTCTGAGCTAAATCGAATCTCATTTGTTGAGCGGCAGAGTCTATATAAATTACATCTATATCCCACCTATCAATTAGAACTTGAATAGCTATAGCGTGCTGCTCCGTAGTTCTCTCCGCTTCCATATACTCATCAAGAATATAATACTTTTCAGCATCCCAGTCATATCCGACAACACAAAAAGCCGTAGGATCTTTGTAGCCCACGTCCATTCCTGCAAATATGTCCATACGGGAGGTATCTAATTCAGATAGATCAGCTACGCATTCAGCGTAATTAAAGTCCCAAACCTGTCCTTCAAAAGTATTAAAGTCTGCTAGGTACTCTTGGTTAAATTCTGCTTTAGACATACCTCTTTTAGCTTCATCAATATCCTCTTGACTAATTCTAGGGTTTTCATGATAGGTAGCTCTAATAGAACACCACGTTGGGTACTCATTATTATAACCACGCTGATAAAATTCCGAGAACCAGTTATTACGTCCACGAGGGGTACTAATAAAAATACACTTTGAGTTAGGTTTATCTAATGTAGGTCTTAATGCGACGTTAAACGCATCCATACCAGCATCACCGAGGGCAGCTTCATCAAATATAATTAAGTCGTAAGATCTACCAACTGTAGAATCAACTTGATTGACGGAACCCATCCTAACAGTACTACCATTAGTGAGTTCAATAATTTTATCTTTCGCATTATCTCTAGCTACTTCTAAATCGAAGTGTTTAATCAGGTTACGTTGCAGGTCAAAAGATATCTGAGATAGAGAATAGTTAGGACTCATGATTAGTACATTCATACCGGGTACTAAAGCTATTAGCTGACCTATAATATTAGCAATGTAAGTCTTACCTTGCCTTCGAGAAAGTGCTGATACTACAAATCTATACTTAGGCGAATTGATCGCGTTTATTAAAGCAATTTGCGATCTAATTGGCTCAATTTTAAGTAGCTCCATATACTGGTTAATAGGTAATTTTATAAACCTAGTATCTTTAGGGTACTCTATTAAAGCATCTGCACTAATATCATCTCTACTAATTTCTAACATCTCTTCTCCAGCCTAAAAAGGACTAAACATTCTAAAAGGGTTTAATTTGCGACGTACACCGTCAACTTGTGTATTCATTTGTTCCATTCGTGTATTAACAGTATGTAACTCATTATTCATATGTAGCATAGATTGCTGTATAGAGTGTAAATCCTCTTTAGCCTCTACAATAGTTTCGCTAATACTAATAAGAGCCCTATTAGCAACGAAAGCCATATAAAGAAAGCAACAAGCAACTAATATCTGGGAAACAGCTTGACTCCACCCACACCATCTACTCATTTTCTACCTCCAAGGTGTATATCTCGTTAAGTAAGAACTTCAAAAGATCTTCTTTAACCTCTTGTATTTTACCTTCCTGGTATAGCATAACCCATCGGTAGCGGTTACTACTTTTTACATCTTTTAATTCTTGCTCATCTACTAAGTTACTAGAATAATGACCAAGTTCGCTATAAACGCGTAACATTTCTAATTCGTTTTTTTCTTTATAAGCAACAGATGCACGTTTAAATTGATCCTCATGCCCCTCTACTCTATCGGGGTGGGTTTCTTTACTAATTTCTCTATAGATCTTTTTAAAGTCTTTTGAAACGCTAGCAGTAGCAGTAGCAGTAGCAGGAGCATTTAATTCTTTATATATTTTAACATATTTAGAAGCTAAAGCCTCTACTTTAGGCATTAGCGTCTCTATAAGTTCATTTATTTCATTTAGTTCCATTAAAGAAGCCCTCACTATGGAGGGCTTCGAAGTTTATCTTATCGTGAGAACTCCCCGAAGCCCTAGGATTATTAAAACACCATATAAAAATGGCAAAAAATTATTTCCATATTTTCTTAGTAAGTATACCTTCAATTCTATCTAAGGCTTTATTTATATGCTCAAACTTGCTTTCTACACGTACCATTCGGGATTGCATATTTAGATGTCTGTCTCCATCCATCTCCATATAAACTTTTTCTCTTTCTGCTATAAAGTTTTTAACTTCAGTTTCATTAAGAGTTTTATGCATGCTAGATTCTATACGCTGGACCGTTCCGTCTACTCCAGCTGCCCACCAAATAATGGCGAACGTTTGTACGCATATAGCTAATATTAATCCTAAGGGTACTTTCTTGCCACAACCTTCGTCGCAGCGGGCTTCCAACTTTCCTAGTTTTTCCAGTACCTCAGTATTTACAGACATTATTTACCTGTTTTCTTCTTTACTGCTGGAGGTACACAGACTTTCTTAATATAATCTAAAGAAGCTCCATTTCCTCTGAACTGTTTCCAAGTAGCATCTAGGCTACCATATGATTTGTATGCTTCTCTAATAGCTTCATTATTTAGATGTGCCATTTTTTATCCTTAATTTTGAAATCTCTAACTCTAGAGCTTCCATCTTGCTGTTTAGGGCTTCTAAAAGGTCTAAAGTCCATGTATTGAAATTCTTAAATCCTTCTACTTTTAAGCTCTTTGAAAGGGCTTCTGCTCTATCCACTGCGTTCATATTAACCATCCTGTAATAATTTTTTCATAAGTTCCCCATAATTACCTTCACCAAAGCTAGAGTTATCGTTAATCTGGACATTTGTCTGATTTTTAACAATTGCTTGCTCTGCTTTAGTTTGGTCTGCGGTGGCTTTTATTTCATCCATTCGCATCTTATGGGCCATTTGTAACAAGTCGGCAATATCTTTGTTAGATGTCATCTCCGTCTCGTCTAATTCTTCAAGCTTCTGCTCAATGATGTTATCTAACGTTGCTGCCAACTTAAATCTATTCCTATAACCTAAGTCTAAGAAAACAGTATCTACGTACTTTTTTACTTCTCGCTGATTCAGATATTTGCTAACGGAATCCTCGGGGACTTTAAGTAGGAGTGCTGTTTCTCTAACGGAGGTGGTTTTTAAATAGGTATTTGCGATCTCTAACCCCTCGGGGGAGATATTTGCCTCTTCTACTGTTGCTAAATTTTGCATTATATTCCTCTCATTTATATACTGAAGTATAACAAAAAATGGGAAAAATGTCAAGAAGTTTTTTTGAGTTGGTCCCCTTTATATTGTGTACTGGGTAGTCTTATTAACTATTATTCGCTGCTTGTTACTCGCTATTCGCTATCGTTTAGCGTTGTTTACTATTCGCTATCGTTTAGCGTTGTTTACTATTCGCTATCGTTTAGCGTTGTTTACTATTCGCTATCGTTTAGCGTCAATTGACGTAAACTTGTATATTTTAAAAGTTTTACACGTGTGGGTGCGCGAAGCGCCGAAATGCGAATGAGTCTCATTACCGCCCTGTATGAGAATGATTCTCAACACGCGCTCACTAGGTATACACCTGAGTAGCGGAGGAATTGATCTCACTAGCTATACACCTGAGTAGCGGAGGAATTGATCTCACTAGGTATACACCAGGGTTGCGGAGGAATTGATCTCACTAGGTATACACCAGGGTTGCGGAGGTGTAGAAATGTGGCACGATAATTGCATATATAATTGTTGGCACGATAATTGCATATAAATACGCTAAAAAAGAATTGAAAAATAAATGAAAAAAAGCTTGACTTTTTTTTCAAATGCTGTATAATGTACATATGGATTGAGGCAATACCGCAACAACCATTTTAATAAGGAATATATTATGACTGATAAAACTAAAACTGTGAACTACACGGATGCACTTACTAAAACTATTGTTGAGGCATACAATAAAGAGCCAACATTAGCGAACGCTAAAAAAATCGCGGTTGAAAATAATAGAACTCTAAAATCTATTATCGCAAAATTAGTTAGCGAGGGCGTATACAAGAAAAAAGAGCGAGTAACTAAAGCAGGTGCTCCCATAGTTACCAAGATGGAATTGGTGAAAAAAATTAATGCTCATTTTAATATTGAGATTAACTCACTCGTAAAATCTACGAAAGCAGACCTCCAAACGCTAGTAACTAGCTTTAGTTAATTAAATAAATAGCCTGTATTAATTTACAGGCTTTAAAATAAAGGAAAAAAGAAAATGAAGTTTGTAATGAGATTTACCCCAAAAAATTTCCGCTGGCAGGTAGAAACTTGGGTCACGGCTAGGGACTGGGAACACGCGCGAGAGAAATTTAAGGCTAGAAAAATTCCTATGGCGAAAAATACGATGTTGGAAATCTGGAGCGGTGAAAAAGGCTTCAGA